ACAACTGTTGGAAGAAGTGAACTTTAAAATGTGGACATTTACGAAGTAAAAGAGAATAAGCTATGGGAAAAGGTATTCTCAACAGAGGTACTCAAGTACACAAGAGTAAACTTAAGTATAACAGATTAACTATTTCTAAAAGATTTGACTGTGAGGATGTTATGAGTGGAGGTCATTTTAAGCACACACAAAGTACACTTAAGAGACAAGCAGATGTACTTAAGGAGGAAATAAGGTTAAATAAACCTGAGTTTCCAGATGATGTGATAGAGTGGCTAGAGTACACACACTATATCATGGAGAAAACAGTTACACTGATGGATGAGGCCGATTGGCTTCTCTCAGGTGATATAACAGAGGAGTCATTCAAGAAGGGTACACAAACGTGTAGGAAGGAAATAATCACATATCAAGGGTAGCAAATGGAAAATGATGACGAGTTGAAGTCAGGATTTGAGTACGAAGACTTAAAAGCTGAGTATGATTTGACTGATAAACAGATTGCAGAACTAGATCATAAGTCTCAGCACATTCTAGGTAATGCAATAGTGATGATTGATGGGGCACTCAGGGATGATGAGTGTACACCAGAAGAAAAGATTAATAAGTCACTTATGTTTATCAATATAACAATGAATCTAATTGAGAAAAACCTTAATGAGATTATATCTCAGAACACTCCAAAAGAGGTGCTAAATTGAACCTAGCCGATGAACAAGAAAGAATTGAAAAGGAAATGAATTCTCTTGGTATCGACAGGTACTATAAGAACATAAGAGATGCAAGAAAAGGTGGTGGTGAGTCTACTACCCTCTATGGTATCACTCTAATGAAAGAAGCTCTAGACTCAGTATCTGATGGGATCAAAGAGTTTCTTGATGAAGCATTAGCAGGTGGAGTAGGTAAGTACCAGAACTCTGCTCTCACACTAGCTTTGATGGACAGAGAAGTGTGTGCGTACCTAACACTCAAGTACACCATTGATGGAGTCTCACAGAGGAGTCCATTCACTCGTGTTGCCATGAAGTTAGCTAGTGCAATAGAGGATCAATTTAAGTTTGACTTATGGGACAAAGGGGAAGAATCCAAGAAGATATTCAGAAGGATTAAAAGGAAGGTAACCTCACGTACTAGTAACAGGCTTTACCGTAGGTACAACATCATTAGAACTATGAGTAGGGTCGAACTACTAGAACACAATCCTTGGAGTAAAACCGAAAGGTTACACTTGGGTAGTAAGTTGATTGACATACTCATTAGAACCACAGGTTTAATGGAGATTAAGACTGTCCAGTTTGGAAGGTCTAGACGGATAATCTATCTCCAAGCTAACAAAGCAACCTTGTTTTGGATAGAGAATGTTAATAAAGAGGGGGAAGGATTACACCCATACTTCTACCCATGTGTAATACCACCATTAGATTGGAGTTCACCGTTTAATGGTGGATACCACACTAAAAGGATCGACTCTATACCAATGATTAAAACTAGGAATAGAGAGTACCTAGATGAGATGAAGAACCACTCAATGCCAATGGAATATGGTGCAATCAACGCACTCCAAAGGACTAAGTGGATGGTTAATGAACCTGTACTAGAAGTGATGAGAAAGTGTTGGGAAACTGGTGAATCGTGGGCTAACTTACCACCAAGAGAGGACTACAAGGTACTACCATGTCCAGTACAAGGTAAGAAGAAGGACATGACACCAGAGCAGTTAGACATCTTCATAAAGTGGAAAAAGAAGGCTATGACTGTTCACGATCTCAATGCAAAGATGACTAGTAAACGTATTCAGTTAGTCAGGACTCTTGCAATGGCTAGAAAGTTCAGACAGTACAAAGCTATATATTTCGTGTACCAGTGTGACTTTAGAGGACGGAAGTACACAGTAAATTCCTTTCTCACACCACAAGGCCCGGATTATGCAAAGTCACTACTCCAATTCTCAGAGGAGTTTCCTATTAATAATGAGGAACAAAGGGATTACTTTGGTGTACATGGAGCAAACTCATTCGGATATGATAAGGTTTCATTCAAGGACAGAGTAGCGTGGGCTTTAGAAAACACTGATAACATTAAACAATCTGCTAAAGAACCACTTAACTTTAGGTGGTGGACTAAAGCAGATGAACCTTGGACTTTCTTAGCGTGGTGTATGGAGTGGTCTAAGTTTAGTGAAGAAGGTTATGGTTTCATGTCTCGTCTACCTATTTGTTTAGATGGGTCAAACAATGGACTCCAACACTTCTCAGCTATGCTACGTGACACAATAGGTGGTAAAGCTACTAATCTAACACCAGAGAAGGTACCTCAAGATATATACCAGTTAGTTGCGGATGTGGTACTAGAAAGGGTTAAAGAAGATGCTAAACATGGGGTACCCTACTCTAAAGAGTGGTTGTCCTTTGGTATAGACCGTAAGATAACTAAGAGGCCAGTGATGGTGGTACCTTATGGTGGCACACGTTTCAGTTGTAGAGCATACGTAGAAGATGCAATGGATTCTAAGATACTAACTAATCCAACACAAAACCCATTTGGGGAACATGTGTACGAAGCCTCACTATACGTAGGTAAACATGTATGGGAAGCAATTGGAGAAGTAGTTGTTAAGTCACGAGAAGCTATGTCATGGCTTCAAGATATAGGTAGAAAGATGAGTGAGAAGAACTTACCTATAATATGGGAGACTCCTTCAGGATTTGTGGTACAACAGATATACAAGAGTATGAAACCACGAAGGATAACAACTCATATTGACAATGTACTCATTAAACCCTCTGTACTAGAGGAGACAGAAAATCTAGACAAGCGAAGATCAATCAATGGCGTGTCACCTAACTTTGTACATAGTATGGATGCAACCGCACTCACACTAACTATTAACAGGTGTATAAAGGAAGGTATAAAGGATTTTTCTGTGGTGCACGACTCATACGGAGTACATGCACATTTTGTTCCAAGAATGGCAGACGCAATAAGAGAGTCGTTTGTAGACATGTATTCAAAAACTGATGTACTCACTGATTTTTATGATGAGGTGATTGATGTGATTCCAGAACTTGAGGAACCACCTGATCGTGGAGACCTTGATATAATGGGAGTTCTAGACTCTGAGTACTTCTTTTCTTAAATGTGGACATTCTAGGTTCAACACAAACATAAACACACACACGAAAGGAAATTATGGCAGGAAAATATCCAGTCACCCCGAAGGGGGAGTTTCGTTGGCCTCATATAATGGAGGCTGATACAACATATAAAGCCGAAGGTCAGTATCATGTTAAAGTACTACTTAGTGGTACTGAAGCTGAAGACATGCAGAAAGCTGTTGATACCGCACACTCTGAATGGAAGAAGAAGTGTCAACAGAAGTCAGCAAAGAAGTGGCAAGAGTACCTTCCATACAAAGTTTCACTTGATGATGATGGTATGGAGGAAGGAACGGAGTTCCACTTCAAATTAAAAGCGTCTGGTACAAATGGTCGTACTGGACAGACATTCACACAAAGACCTGTGGTTGTCGGGCCGAAAAACGAACCAATACCTTCTACTGTAAAAGTAGGTAATGGTAGTATAGGCCGTGTAGCTTATGAGATTGCACCTTACGAACATGGTACATCACTTGGTGTACAATTAAGGTTACGTATGGTTCAAGTTCTGAAGCTGGTTGAATACGTTGCGAGTGGTAACGCAGACGATGTATTCGATGTAGAGGAAGAGTACGAAGTCATCGTTGAAGAAGGTAACAACGAGACTGAGGAAGGCCAAGCCTTTGAAGAAGAGGAAAAATCTGGTGACTTTTAGATCTGGTCTTGAGCAACGGATAGCGGACAACTTAACAAAACGAAAATGTAAATTTGAGTATGAGCCAATGTCTGTTGCTTACATCATTGACTATAAGTACAAGCCAGACTTTGTGTTAGACAATGGTGTTATAATTGAAGCAAAAGGATTCTTCAGATATAAAGACCAAAGGAAACACAGAGCACTACAAAAACAACATCCTGAGTTAGATGTGAGGTTTGTATTTTCTAACATTAATAGCCGTGTTCAAGGTTCTAAGTTAACATGTGCTAACTGGTGTAAGAAATACAACTTCCTATACTCAGAGGAGATAATACCGCACGAATGGACATTAAAAAATGACACGAAGAAAAGAAACTAATTACATAGTAGTTCACTCCACTAATACGAAATCTACTGCAAACATAAGTATTAGAACTGTGGATGAGTGGCATCGTAAAAGGGGGTTACTTAAAATTGGTTACCATTTTTTTGTGAAACGTGATGGTAAAATTGAAGTGGGACGTAATCCGAATGAAGTAGGAGCACATACCAAAGAGCATGATTTAGATTCTGTTAGTATATGTTTAGCTGGTGGATTAGATAACAAAGGTGAAGTTAGTTCTAACTACTCTATTAAACAACTAGAGTCTTTATTTATTCTAATTAAAACTCTAAAGCACATGCATCCTGACGCAAAGGTAGTAGGACACAGTGATTTAGGTGGTACAAACTGTCCAGCATTTGATGTAGGTGAATGGTGGTTGGTAAACGAAGACAACACTGGTCTCCAACTGATGCGTAAGGTTGGTGGATCAGGTGTTTGGGTTGAAAACTAAAGGGGAACTAATGGTAACTAAAGAAGATCTAAAAGAAGTTTTGGATATTCCAGATAAAGATGAAATTAAAGAACATTACGGATTTACTTATAAATCAAGTGAT